ATTATGATATTAAGAATAATAAATCATCAAATATTTTATCTAAATATGAAAAAACAATGGTTATATTTGAAAGAGCGCAATTAATATCTAATGGATCGAAACCATATATATCTAATCCAGAAAAATATAATTCTATAAATGAAATAGTTGAAGAAGAATTAATGCATAAACCAACAAAAATACCATTTATAATTAAAAGAACTATTGGAAATACTCAAGAATATTGGAAATTAAGTGATTTAATAATTATTTAATAATTTATTTATATAATTTTATTTTTTATATATTATATAATATAAAATGCAAAAGATAATTGAAATATTAATACCACTAATCTTAATAGTTGTTTTATTAATGTGTATGATGAATGATGATAATGATGGATTTAGTGTTGGTGGTCAATGCAAAGCCGGTAATGGACCACCTACTGCTCCAATACCAAGTGCTCCAATACCAAGTGGTAATAGACCAAGTGCTAATGGCAATGGTAATAGACCAAGTGGTAATGGTAATAGTAATACATGTAATGTTACAATGGTCTGGGCCGATTGGTGTGGATTCTCTAAAAAAGCTAAACCCGAATGGGATAATTTAGTTAAGGAAATGAATAATAAAAATATAAATGGATATAATTTACAATTCAAAGATGCAGAAGAAAAAATTGACCCCGAAACAGTCAAGAAGCAAGGAACAAAAGGTTTCCCGACATATTATGTAGAATTAAGCGATAAACCTGGTCAGAAAGAGGAATTCAATTCTATTTAGAAAGATGATATGTTAAAAAAAATAAAAGAAGCTATTGCTAAAATGTCTGGATCTTCTGGACAAGGTGCTAAACCACAGAATACTAGAGTACAACCTCCAATTGCTGGAAAAATGTGTGAAGGATGTGGAAAATCCAAAGAAGATTGTAAATGTAATAAAGGTGGGAAAATGTGTGAGTCATGTAGAAAATCCAAAGAAGATTGTGATTGCAATAAACCTAATCCAAGCATTGGGATAAATGCCTTAATACAGCAAGCAAACAAACCGACTGGAGGTCCATCTAGATTTGCGGATTCATATAATAGTATTAGACCAACTGTATATGGTGAAATATTATTTTCATCTTGCAATGATGAATATGGTCCATTAAGATTAGATTCAGTTGATAGAAATTTGGCTGGTGTAGGTAATCCGGGGCAGGCTGTAGTTGGTAAAGGAGATTGTACCTCACTTGAATTTGCTCCAGTGAAATCAGCATTAGGTGATTCTCAATTACCATCACTGGGATCATCAGCACCATCATTAGCACAATTACAAGCTCCTGCGATTGATTCGGTTCAGGGAATTATTAGACCATCATCATTTGGTACACCTGTAGCACAGCCAAGTGCTGGTAGTGGCTCTAGTAAAACTGCAATAGTTACGATGGTTTGGGCCGATTGGTGTGGATATTCTAAAAAAGCTAAACCTGAATGGGATAAGTTAGTTGGAGAAGTTAATAATACAGAAATGGATGGATGTAAAGTCCAATTAAGAGATTTAGAACAAAAGAAAGATGAGGCAGAAATAAAGAAAGATTATTCAGATGTTAATGGATTCCCAACATATGTTGTTGAAGTTACTGATCAGTCTGGTAAATTATTACACAAGGGTGATTTTAATTCAATCAAAAAAGATGATATGTTACAAAAAATAAAAGCGGAAATTGCTAAAGCATAATTATTACATAGTTTTAACAACACTAATCTTATCTCTAATTTTTTTAGAGGTTATTTCATTTTCATCTGATTTATCTTTATCTAAATTATTATCTGAATATTGCCAGTATTGAGACCCACCTATTTTAAAATTTGGCCTGGGGGCAGCCTTATACCAAAATACTTGATCTTGAAGTTTATTACTTTTTGAATTATTATTAATAACTAAACATTCGTAATTTTCAGTACATTGATCCATTACTTGACAAAACATTTCAAATGTTGGAAACATTCCAGCATAATGTTCCCATAATCTTTTTCTATTTGAAACATAATTTTCTCTAAGAATAAATATATAATCTACATTTGTTCTAAAACTAGGAGGGATACCAAGAGCAAATTGCATAGTTAGTATAAATAAAATTTTATAATGACGACCATTCATGAATAAATAACGCATATTTACATCCTTAGTCCAAGATGTATCATATAAACAATCATCTAATATCAAGAATGACCTTGGATCCATATTAGGGTTTTCTTTCAGTTTATTTATAACTATTTTTTGTCTTTTTAATAAATTCTGTATAATTTGTGATTTATATTCTCCATGTATAAAGATCTCGGGTACAATATCGCTATAAAATTCATTTGCTGATTCTGTTCCAGATATAACTTGCCCAACAGGAATATTTCGATGATGATATAATATATCTTTACATAAGAATGATTTACCTGTATCTCTTTTACCTATTAATACAACAACACTATCTTGTTTAATTTGCTTTATATTAAATTTTTGTAAATTCAACTCCATATACTTAATATTATTAATATTTTTAATTATAATAAACGTTTAATCTATTAAATTTAAATAAATATAGAATTTAATTATTCTTATGGATTATATTAAATATTATAAATGGAATAAAACTGAAAGTAATATATTTCTAAAAACTTGTAAAAAATACTTATCAATGAATGATCCTCAGATATATTTTCCAATAATGTCCTTATATTTTCATATACATAATACTAAAAATGCTACAAAATTTATAGATATTGAAAGACAATTTTACTTAAAAGAAATTAAAGAATCATATAATATTAAATATAATAATTTGAATAAAATATTAAAAGGAGTCATATATGATTCTTATAATGACACATTAATTGATAAAGAAATATTTTGTAAATGTATTCCAATATTAGATCCAATACATTCTATAATGAAAAATTATAGTGCATCTAATAAATTATTACCCTCAAATTATATACATAATACACAATCTAAGATAAATAATTTAAATAATAGTTGCTATATTGATGTATTTTTTTCATATATAGTTAGCAAACTTACTACACTAAATATATTACCATCATTCCCTATATTTTATGGATTAGCAAATGGTATATCAGATGAATTTTTATATGATATTAGCGATGAATATAATGATTTTATAAATGAAAAATGGTTTCATAAAAATATTGGAGATTTATTCAGTATAGATTTATATGTGAGTGATACAGACGATTCTACAGACGATGAATCGCTTGGTAATAATGATGATATTATATGTAGATTATTTAAATTTCCAGTCCAATATCTATTTATTGAAAAATTGAATGGAACACTTGAAGACTTTTTAGAATATGATATAAATATTGATACCTTAGAATCATGTTTATTTCAAATATTATATGCATTATGTTATCTTCAAAAACACTTTAATTTTACACACAATGACCTACATATAAATAATGTAATGTATGCAAAAACCGATAAATTATATTTGTATTATAAATATAATAATATATATTTTAAAATACCGACCCATGGATATATATTTAAGATAATTGATTTTGGTAGAAGTATATTTACTTATAAAAATAGAGTATTCCATAATGAGGTTTTTTCAAAATATGGCGAGGCCGAAGGTCAGTATGATTATCCTATACCACCAGTTAGTTGTTATAAAAACAATAAATATAAAATAGATATTAATCCAAATAATAGTTTTGATATGTGTCGATTGAGTATGACAATTTTAGAAGAACTTGATAATAATGAAAATTTTAATAAACGAGATAACTTAGAATTATATAATTTTCTAATTAATATAGTTATCGATAAAAATGGTCATAATATATATCTTGAAAGGACTGAGTCATTTGATTTATATATTAATATTGCAAAAAATGCCTGTAATGGATTACCAAATAATTTAATTATAAATGATATCTTTAAGAAATATAGAATAAAGAAAAAAATGTTTCCTAATACTGGGTATCGATTGAATTAAATTTTTACATGTATTTCATTTGAAGTATATAATTTTAATTCACTTTTACTATTTATACCCGATTTCATATTTAATTTTTGAATTGTTTCATCCATATTAAATGTATCGCCTGAAGGCCATTCACTTTCATTTGACATCCATTTACCATTATCATATGTATTTTCTAAGAATACATCTGCTAAATAAAATGCATTATATCTCGTACCATGCCATCCTCTAATAAATTCATTATTCTCATCTAAATATAAGTATGTTATGGTATAATTTGTAATAGGTATATCTTTATTTCTACCACCTGTTAATCTACTTCTTGTTTGCCCTAAATGAATTACATTATTTTTTAATATATCTTCAATATTATTTGTCCATGGTCTATCAATACTATACCATTCACCTAGACATTCACGTTGATTCATTTTCTCATCATACGCTGTTATAAATTGTCCGTCTGGTTCAAATTTATGTGGATCTGCATGTTCCCTTATTAGAAATGATAAATATCCCACTGCTTTATCTCCTTCACTTCTTGTTCTACCAATCCATTGTAAATTATATTCTTTTGGTATTATTTCAAATAATTTTTTAAAAGTTCTATTATCATCAATAATATCAATGTATTCTTCATTTTTATCTATTTCTTTATGTAATAAAGCATGAGCGGCTTTATTTTCTTTATCTATTGCATCTTCCATAAGTAAAAAATGTGAGAAATCAGCAGAAACAATAATTAATGAATCTTTATCATATTTTATTTCTTTATTATCTAAAATATTATGTTCTATATAATTTACATTACTTATATTCCAGTTATTTTCTATAAAATATTTTATTGATTCATATGGTACATAATATTCGTGATAAAATTTATTATTTATATTTGGTTTATTAGATGATGGTAAATATAGAATGATTACCTTATTAAAATATTTAGTTGGTTTGAATCTTAATGTATGACTTATAATACTACCAGTATATTTAGTTCCTGCATGAGGTAATACATATCCATGAATATCATCTATTTCAATTATATCATGTTTTATTAAATCTTTATCCGAATACCATATATTATCTGATTGATTACCGATACTGAATGTATTAATAGAATTGATCTTTGTAATAAGATATAATATATATATTATTAAAAATCCAATTATAATTAAATAAAAAATTTTAAGTTTATTCATATATATTATATATATATATAATATATTATTTAGAATGGTGGCTGACCACCTACATCTGATATATCAGTATTATTATTAGGTATACTTAACACTTCTGCTTCTCCTCCAATACTAACTACTTTTTCAACTGTTTTTTCTATTGTGTTACTAAAATAAATTTTACCAATTAAACATATAATGAAGACAATTCCAAATACTAAAATATATTTCATATTTTTATTTAGATCATAATTTTTTTTATCATTTTCTCTATTAAACATATAATACCCCAGTGCAACAATTGAACTTATTAGTAAACTAAATAGTATTGGATTATCAAACATTTTATATATATATTATATAATAATTCTAGA